TATTTATAGATTTCATGCAGGATCAAACTTAGATGCTAATGGTGAGATAGTCTTTGCAGGTAATTCATATCTTAGATTTCCTATTGAAGCCACAGGTTTCGCATATCAACGTGGGCAGCTACCAAGACCAAAAGTAATTATTAGTAATGCAACAGGATTAATTTCAGCTATTTTAGATGCTGTTAATGATGTAACAGCAGGTAATGATTTAACAGGTGCTACGTTTACAAGAATAAGAACAATGGCTAGATTTTTAGATGCTGTAAATTTTCCAGGTAATAGTAATCCTTTAGGAACACCAGATCCTACAGCAGAGTTTAAACGTCAGATATTTATTGTGGATCGTAAGTCAGCAGAGAATAGAGAAGTTGTTGAGTTTGAATTAGCGGCA